ACTTCCTGACCCAGGAGACCTACGAGCAGATCAAGGCCCTGAAGGAGCAGGGACGCGAGGCTGAAGCGGCTGCGCTGGCGATCAGAACCTACGCCGACGTCATCAACGACCGGACGCCCAAGGTGGTGGAGGACCTGGGCTGGATCGAGAAGGCGTGGCGCGGCATCAAGGACGCTGCCCGCGAGGCGTGGGACGCCATGCTCTCGATCGGCCGGGAGCAGACCCCCGGCGAGCAGATCGAGATGCTGCAGGGGTACCTGCGGAACCTGGAGGCTGGGCGCGGCCTGTACCGCGACCTGAGCCCAGCGGCGCGGGAGCGTATAGCGGCCACGTTCCNGGNNCGGATTGCCGAGCTTCAGCGCCAGATGACCCCGGTGCNGGTGCAGTGGGCCGGCATCTACGCGCCAGTGGACAGTGCCGCGGAGAGGGCGCGGCAGGAGGCCGAGAAAGAGTGGGAGCGTCTCCGGCTCTCGAACCTGTCGAAGGCTGAGAAGCTGGAGCGCGAGATCCAGGAGATCCGCAAGGCTGGGCTGGCAGCCGGCAAGACGGAAGCCGAGATCGAGAGGCAGATCGCGGCGGCGCGCGCGAGGTACAAGGAAAGCCTGCCGAAGGGCGAGGGCGAGCGGGCGGCCGAGTCCCTGATCGCATCCATTCAGCGCCAGATCACCGCGAACCGCCAGCTGGCTGAGACCGGGGAGAAGGTCACGGCGAGCGACCGGCTGCTTATCCAGGCCCGTCAGCTGCTGGCCGACAAGACCGGCACCATGACCGCCGCGACCCGCGGCCTTCTGGAGGCCCTGTTGCCGCAGCTGGAGGCTTCGGCACGCGCTGCTGAGGCGACTGAGCGGCAGGCCAAGGCGGCCGAGGCGCTGGCCCGTCAGAACGCGATCCTGGCGCAGCAGGCGCAGAACCGGCGCTATGCCAACGAGCTGGACCTGCTTGCCTTCGGTCGCGGCGCGGACGCGGTGGCCCAACTCCGCCGCCGGCTCGACATCGAGCGCGAGTACGCGGAGGAGATGAAGCGTCTCGGCGACCGCTCGGTGGCCGACGACAAGGAGACCTGGGACCGGATGGCCGAGAACGCCCGCCGGCACCGGGACCAGCAGCTGGCCGAGGAGGAGGAATTCCAGCGGCAGCGTGTGGCCGCGATGCTTGACTGGGAGCGTGGCGTCCGCGGAGCGTTCGAGGACTACGCCGAGGTCGCCATCAACCAGGCCNGCCAGGTCCGGGATGCGCTCACCGGCGCCTTCAGCGCCGCCGAGGATGCGCTGGTGGAGTTCGTCAAGACCGGCAAGCTCGAGTTCTCCGNCCTGNCCGANTCGATCCTGTCGGACCTGGCAAGGATCGGCNCCCGCATGGCGGCCATGAACCTGCTGGAGGCCAGCGGGCTCCTGGGGCTGTTCCGCACCGATGGGCTGACCGGCTTTGCCTTGGGCGGCGCGTTCGACAGTGGCGGGGTGCACGCCTTCGCCAAGGGCGGGGTGTTCACCAACTCGATCGTCAGCAAGCCGACCCTGTTCAAGTTCGCCAAGGGCATCGGTCTGATGGGGGAGGCCGGCCCCGAGGCCATCATGCCGCTGACCCGGACGGCAAGCGGCCGTCTCGGCGTCGCCGCGGTGGGTGCTGGCGGCCTACAGGTGCAGGTCAACAACTACACAGGCGCGAAGGTGGCTGCGCGGGAGGAGCGCGTGCAGATGCCTGATGGTAAGCAGCTGAAGAAGCTGGTGCTGGACATCGTGGCCGACGATATGGCGGCGGGCGGGCGCACTGTCTCGGCGCTGCGCGGGCGCTTCGGGCTGAGGGAGATGTGATGGAGACGTGGCCGACCTACGCGAGGTTCCTGATGGACGGCGCGGGCGAGACGCCACAGCCTAACTTCATCCGGTCGGAGATGGAGCGTGGCCCGGTAAAGGCTCGCCGGCTCAACTCCCACGCCAGGGTGCGTCTTCCCGGGCAGGTTCTTTTCCTGTCGCAGGCTGACATCGCCGCATTCGACGCCTGGTACTTCGACACGATCAAGGAGGTTGGCTGGTTCACGTTCCGCCACCCGCGCACCGGCCAGCTCGTGACGGCGTCCATCGTTGAGCTTGGCACCCGTGTGCCGCTGGCCGGCCAATATGCCGTCGCTTCCCAGCCGGTGACGCTGGAATACATGAGGTGACCCTGTGACATTCATCGAACGCCGCCAGCGCGTCACTGACACGGATGGCGTGCTCGTGTTCCTGGAGATCGCCTGGCCCGGCAGCGCCGATGTGCTGCGCATCGTCAACGACACCCAGGATTGGGTGAGCAACGGGCAGACGTACATCGGGTTCCCGTTCCGGTTCCAGCCGCCCGAGGACACCGCCGGGCAGTCTCCGCGTGGCGCCATCGAGATAGACAACATCGGCCGCGGGATCACTGCGGACCTGGAGAGCTGGCAGCCGGGCCAGGTGCTCAACGCCCGCCTGATGGTGGCCGACAGGGCCGACCCGCACACCTACATGGTGGACATGCCGCTGCCGATCATGCGCGTCACCACAAACGAGTCGGTGGCCCGCGCCGAGGGCGGCTGGGACATGCTGCTGCGCCAGCAGGTGGCGCGGCTCCGGTACACCCCGTACGTTGCCCCGGGGCTGTTCTGATGCGCCTGGCAGACGTCGAGCGCTTCGTCGACATCCCGTACAGCCAGGACAGCTTCGACTGCGCGGACCTGGTGATGCTTGTCCAGCGCGAGCTGTTCGGCCGCGACATCGTGCTCCCGAACGGCCGGCCCCGTGGTGTCCGTGGCGCGCTTCAGCTGGGCGACCTGTCCCGGCAGTACGCGGTCCCTGTCGACGAGCCGATGGACGGCGACCTTGTGCTGATGCTGGAACGCGGCCGGCCGGCGCATGTCGGCACCTACTTCCACCTGGCCCATGAGGGCTGGGTTCTCCACACATGCGAACGCACGACCGTTTCGGTGCTGCACCGGGTCCGGGACCTTCCGGCCTGGGGCGCACCGGTAGAGGGCTATTACCGATGGGTCTGATGGAACATCCCGAGACGCGCTGCATCATTACCCCGCATCCGGTCACTCTTGACGGGCAGCAGAACATCGCGGCCGAGATGGCGCCGGGCGAGAAGTTGGGCGCTTTCCTCGCGCGCACCGTGCCGGGATGGGAGACGGACCTCTGGGAGGTGCGGGTCAACGGCCATGTCGTGCCTGCGCAGCTGCTCCCGCATGTGCGCCCGAAGCCGGGCGCGGTCATCGAGGTGCGCGGTGCCGTCAACCGGCAGGCCCTGCAGATCGTAGCGCTGGCGGCGCTGACCTACTTCACCTTCGGCTTCGGCGCGGCTGGCGGCGCCCTTGGCTCGTGGGCCGGCGCGACCTTCGGAGCGACGGCGGGCAGCCTGGTCACCGCGGGCGCCTACTTCGCGGGCTCCATGCTGATCAATCGCGTGCTCGGCCCGAAGCTGCCTGGCGCACGCACGCGCGACCAGAACCCGGTCTACTCCATCAGCCAGTTCCGGAATCAGGCCAGGCATTACGAGCCGCTGCCGCTGGTCTTCGGCACCGTGAAGTACGCGCCGGACGTGATCAGCAACCCGTACTGGTGGTTTGAGGGCGACGACCAGTACATGGGCGTGGTCATGACGCCGGGCATCAACGCGCACAGCGTCGAGGCCCTGTACAACGGCGAGACCATGCTGACCTCCTACGAGGGCGTCCAGGTCTACCACTCCGGTTTCCCGGGGATGCCGGAGCAGCCGATCCCGCTGTACAGCAACGCTGACACCATCGCTGGCGGCGAGCTGGAGAAGGATGTCTGGGTCGAGCGGACGACCAGCGCGGGCACGGTGCGCATCCAGGTCAACCTGGAATACGTGCTCGGCGACGTCACCAGCAAGGGCAAGCCGAAGCGCAACACCGCGTATGTGGATGTCGAGTATCGGCAGACCGGGACGACCACGTGGCTCCCGGCCACCACGCGGATGTTCGTCAACGACACCTACGACCCGAAGCGGGCCACGCTGTCGTTCGACGTGCCAGTGGGTCAGTACGATGTGCGCGTGCGCCGGCGCGAAGGTTTGGAGATCGAGAACGCCAAGGCGCAGTTCCAGTGGTCCACGATGACCTGCGTGCAGCGGGATACTGCCGACTACTCCGGCATCCCGCGCATCGGCATCCGCGTTAAGGCCAGCGGCCAGCTGGCCAGCGGCGTGATGGACGAGGTCAATTGCGTCGTCCACTCCCGCCCAATCCCGGTGTGGAATGGCAGTGCGTGGGTGACCGAGGAGACCAGCAACCCGGGCGCGCAGATCCTGGCCTACGCCCGCGGCATCTACGACGAGAACGGCCGCCTGCTGGCCGGCATGGGCCTGCCGGATTCGATGATCGACATCCCGGCCCTGCAGGCATTCATGCTGCACTGCGCGGCCGAGGGGTACACGTACGACAACGTCGTGCGGGAGCCGCGTACCCACGGCGAGATGCTGGATGCGCTGGCGCTGGCCGGGTTCGGCCAGATGACCTGGCAGGCCGGCAGGTTGTCGGTGGTCTGGGCGGCCGAGGGGCAGCCGCTGTCTGGCGTCGTGAACATGGCGACCATCCGCCGCGGCACCTTCCAGGTGGACTACACCCTGGCGGACGCGGCCGACGGCGTCGAGTTCACCTACTACGACCGCAGCGACTGGACCACCAAGACCCTGCGCGTCAACAAGCCGGGTGTGACCGTCGCGCTCGCCCCAGCCCAGATCCAGGGCGAGGGCATCACCACCGAGGCGCACGCCGCGCAGATGGCACGGTGGCACCTCGCGCAGAGCCTCTACCAGTACAAAGAGGTCACGTTCGGCACGGACCTTGAGCATCTGTCTTACCGGCGTATGTCGGTGCTGGCGCTGCAGCACGACCTGACGCAGTGGGGCTATGGTGGGCGCCTGCGCGGTGCCTCGATCGTCGGCGGGATCGTGTCCCTGGCGCTGGACGAAGAGGTGCCGGCCGGCGCATCGCCGTACATCGGCCTGCGCATCCCCGGAGAGCTGGTCTACCGGGTGTTTCGCGTCCAGGCGCTGTCCGAGCCGTCCAGCACGGTGACCCTGCTCGACCCGTGGCCCGAGGACGCGCCGCTGCCGGGCGACAGCGACGACAACCCGGCTTGGGACACCATCTGGGTCTACGACTTCAAGGCCACCCCTGGGTATCGGGTCCGCGTCGTCGGCATCGAGCCGGACGCCGACTACGAGTCGGCCACCATCCGCGTGGTGCCCGAGTCGCAGGAGCTGTGGACCTACGTCAAGACGGGGTCCTATGTCCCGCCGGCATCGGGCAGCCTGCTGCCGGTCAAACCAGTCGCATCGAACCTTCAGATCAGCGAGGCGCAGGTGGTGCAGGGCGACACCGTGTACACCGAGCTGGTCTGCCGGTTCTCGGTGAGCGGGCCGATGGCATTCGCAACGGTGCACGCCGCCCAGCAGCTTGACGGCGACTGGACTGAGCTTGTCCAGGTCGCGGAGACGCGGACCACGGTGGCCAGGTTCCGCATCCCTTCGGCGGGCATCTACAAGGTCGTGGTGCGGCCCTACAACGCCGATGGCATCGTGGGGAGGCGTCGCGGAGACGACCTACGTCACCGTTGGTGCGGATGTTCCGCCTCCGCCGTTCGACACCGTGGGTGTGCAGGCGCTCGGCGGCGGCGTGCGCCGGTACTTCTGGGGCTACAACAGCACGACGCTGCAGGCCCCGGACTACGCCGGCGCCGAGGTGCGCTACATCGCGGGCACGCATGCGGATCCCGATTGGGACGCGATGCAGCCGGTGGTGGGCGATGGATTCCACACCGCGCCGTTTGAGGCGGTCGTGCCCGACGCCGGCACGTACACGTTCGCATTCCGAGCCCGCAACACGTCCGGCCTGCTGTCTCCGCAGACGGTCGTGACGACGACCCTGCCGGCGTCCCTCGGCGAAACCCTGGACGAGCAGGTGCAGGACCTGGTGGCCGTGCAGGAGGCGCTGGACGCGGAGGTGCAGGCCCGCCTTGCGGGCGACCTGGCCACCGCCCAGCAGGCGGCCGATGATGCCCAGGAGCGCGCGGACGCGGCCCTGCAGGCCGCCAAGATCTATGCCGATCAGGTGGCGGCCGGCGCCGGCGAGTGGGACGAGGAGACCGTCTACGCTGAGGGCGATGTTGTGTTCTGGGACGGTCGGATGTACCAGTCCCTGGAGGATGACAACGAGGGGAACCAGCCGGACCTGAGCCCGTCCGCCTGGCGCGAGATCGGCGAGTACGCCTCGCTGGGCCAGGCCGTCGCATCGGCCATCACCCTGTCCGAGCAGACCGCCTCCGAGCTGGAGGCCGAGGCCCAGCGCATCGACGTGGTGCAGGCCCAGCTGTCGAGCGACAACGCCGGCGACGAGGACTGGAACGCGGGCGATGAGGACGTCTACGCCGGCACGCTGAGCGTGTACTCGGCCTACGCCTCGGCCGACCTGGCCCTTAGCCGGATGATCGAGTCGGCGCAGTCCGAGATCGAGGGCAAGGCCTCGGCGTCGGCGCTGCAGCAGCTGGAATCCACCGTTGAGCGCCATGGCGACGCCATCAGCGCGCAGGCCAGCGCCATCACGTCGGTGCAGGCCGAGGTGGCCGGCAAGGCCTCGGCTTCGGTGTCCAGGAGATGCAGGCCATCGTAGAGGAGCATGGCGACGAGATCACGCAGATCCTCGCGCAGTATTTCCTCGCGGTGAACGTCAATGGCCGCATCGCCGGTATGAAGCTGGGCACGGACGGCACCACGTCCGCCGTCGAGTTCCTGGCCGACATCTTCCGCGTGGTCTCGCCAGGCAGTGTCGAAGGCATGGAATGGCAGGCCGGATACCTGCGCATCTACGGCGCCGGCTACCAGCGAATCATCGGCTACAGCTTCGGCGTGCCAGGCGACCAGCTTGTTGACTACTTCGGCCCGAACGTCGGCGC